GTTCCGTAATACAATTGAAAACGGGTACGGGCGCATTGAGACGCTAACAAAAGAACAGAGGCGCATGATTGCTGATGGCGGCGGAGCTATTGCGCAAGATAAAGCTTTTGGGTTGACCGAAGAAGAGATTGATCAATGGTTCGCTAATCTATCGGAAGAGGATAGAAACTTTATCGAGAATGGTTACGGAGGTGTAGAGAACGTACCTCCCAGAATAGTAAGATTTCTCCGCCTAATGTTCTCCGGGCAGAATCAACTCTTCCGTGGAGGCGAAGTTCTTGAGCTATCGCCCGACATGAAGTTCGTCGCAGGTGTATTCCGGGATCCCAGAGGTGAAGGGTTCGGAAACGTTAAGCCTTTTGATGTTTCACCGTTTCATATTCCGAAACCTAATCGAGACCACCGACGTATCTTTATGCAAAACCGCCCCTCGATTGCGGTCACTCATCGACGTAAGCAAATAGTTAGAGACTATTACAAGCTCTTATATGATTCGGAATCCCCGCATGTGAGAGACACTCCTTATTTGGAAGTAACACTACCTGAACCTACAGTTTTTGCTGCGATGGAATGGATGGCAGGTTGGGCATCACTCCATCTTGCTCTCGTTGCAGAAGGTAGTGACTTCGTTCTCGGCACAGAAGTCGGATCTGATTGGATTGGAGTCACAGCAGCGTTATCGTCTTTGTTTCCAATAGAACGTGCGCCGATGCTAGAACCTCTTCTTTCCAAAATGCAAGGCTTTGATCCTGCCCCATATAGAATACACCCAACACTCGTAAAGCAAATGGAGTTTTGGTTACCGCAATCGCCTATCTTACGTGTAGATGAAAAACTGCTTGAGGTCGCAGGCTTTGATTCGGATCCTTTTGCTCAGGGAAATGCTACTATTCCGATCAAACCAGTAAAAAGAGTTGATGAGGAAGGATTAGAAACAGTAGAATTTACGGGTCCGTTAGCCGGGGTAGCTCCTGACCCAGCCTTATTCGCAGCAGCAAAAGAGGATAGGTTCTATCTGCTTCCCGGTATCGTATCTTGGTCTGCTCGCTATTACCTTGGCGATATCAACCGAATGCTTTTCCAAATGGACGCAGAAGGACTAGAGGCGTTTGATCGCGGTAAACTTGTGAAGACGCTAGAAAGAATCGGTATTCCATCGACAGAAGTTTCTCGCCTTAGAACCGCAACAGCAGAAAGTTATCGGCAGCAGAAGCTTGTCGAAGATGAACAATGAAAATAATGTTAGACTGACTTATCCTCGGAGCAATTCCCCATGGCGATCTTTCAATTCTCTCGCGCAGGTTTTAGCTTCGCGAACAATGTGTCGTTGTCAGCTACAAAGGCGGCTGCGGCATGCACAGCGGACTCAACTAACGCAGCCGAGTCTGCGACTTTTCCACGTTTCGCAAGTATTCGTAGCGTTGAGTTTCAACTCTCCAGTGTAAGCGGTGCGTCTTCGATTACATTTAGAGTTACCCGCGACGCTGCCGGAGATGTTGCTGTGTCTGACGAAGTCACAAAAACGATTCTCGCAGGTAAGACTACGGCGGCTGATGGTTCAGTTGTTGTAGACTTTGATAAGGACATCCACTTTATGACGGGTATCAGTGTCGCAGATACTATTTACGTCATCGCAGAAACGAACGCAGGTACCGCGACGGCAGATATTCTTGTCAACTGGAGAGCATAGAGATGGCTCAAGAACTAATCTACCGCACGGCAGACCTTACAAGTCAAGGTACGAACACTTACAATACGGTGCAGCTACCGGAATATGGTGCGTATTCTCTTGTTCGAGTAACGTACAAAGATACTAGCGGCGCAGGATCTACCTTCCAGCTTCGTTTAGGTAAAGCCTCTTCCTTCACTTTAAGTAGTGCAAATGAGTTTTACACGAGCACAGCAGCGATTGGTGAGGCGACTCAAGTAAACGACATGATGAGCTTCCCTGTACCGTTTGTGACTGATGCAAATGGTCGGGTCTACTTACACGTCGCTTACAACTCCGGGTCAGACAACGCCGGTACTTACGTGTTGTGGTTCCGCCGAGAGGTATTGAGATAATGCCTGTCGGACCCGGTAAACCACTTTCTCCGGTATTCTTGCCGACAACAGCGGCGGCTGCGCCTGCAGTAGACGCAGCCGACTATTTGAATACGGCGGATGCAGTCTATTCTACAGGCTCGGATGTCACCTGGTCTGATTCCGGTGCTACGGATAACGTTATTTCGATGGCTATCGGTACGAACGCTACAGCCGCAAACAAGCCAAGTAATAACTTCGGTACCAAGTTTTTTGACACAGGGACAACGGTTGCAGATTTGCCCTCCCTACGTATTCGCTGGGAGCGAGTAACCTCTCCTGAAACCCAAGAGACCCAGTGGCCTGTCACAGTAGTCGGGTTCATCGTTGTGCCAGCGTCAACGACCCCGGTATTCGGTACACACAGCGCTTTCTGGATCGCTTGCAAGTACGCATTCACAAGTAACGCGAACACTAATGGTCATAGTGTCCGTAGCAATGACCAAACATATAGTTGGACATCCGTTCAGTTGGATTCGTCTGCACCAACCAACTACCAGTGTCAGCAAGATTTAACAGTAAATACGTGGCAGCGGATGAGCAATAGTTCGGGAACGGCAGGGGATATTGGTGTTGGGTATTGGCTCGGCACGACCAACTATCCAGGCAGCGGCGGTGGAGGTACAAACCTGTACACCACCACAAAGAGCGGATTTACTACACTAACGGCAACTGATAAAATCTACTCGTTTATTTCAGCGGGTTCATACTCTGGCGGTTCGGGAACTCGCACGGTCACTGGCCGCGTTCGGGTCTTTGTGAAGAAATGAGTAAACTCTCGATCAAAGTGGGCGTTAATACCTATGGCGGGTACGGGTCTCTATCCGGTGACCAACAGACAGTTCAGCGTTACATTACACAGTGTAATAACTCTGGCGGCACGATTCTCATCGACGATGAAGATGCCACTTTGGCACAAGCCCAGTCTGCATTTGCTTCTGTTTTAGACGATGACGTTTCTGCTAATGTGCGCGTCGAAGAAGTTGATAGCGGTACAGATATCCCAGGCTCAATTATATTAACGCTCGTTTCGGAGTAATCCATGGCACTCACTACTTCAGTTACTGATGATCGATTTTCTGATATCCTGATTCTTGAGTCTGGGTTAGGTAATACAGCAGTCGCGGACCTGGCGGGTAAAGCGGCGTCTATTTACTCTATCGACATCAACAACCCATCGGGTGGTTTGGCGCACGTCAAGTTCTACGATTCCACGTCGGGCGATGCTTCAGACATTCCAGTTATTATCTTGATGGTTGTCGCAGGAGATCGGCGAGTATTTACAATGCCTGACGGAATCGCCTTCACTAACGCTATCACAATGCGTTGTGTGGTAGAACCGGGTACCGGAGGCACCACGTCTCCTTCTGGCGGTTCAGGTACCGTCGCAGTTTCTCTCGTGATGAGTTGAGGTAAGTTATGACAGCTAGCGCAATTGTACTTGGTGGAAACCTATCTACTGATGTCATCGAAGACACCAACGTGAATGCTACTGCGCAGAACAACGTGACCGGTGCGGCTGCGGTGTTCTTCGGTATCTACATCGACAACACAGCCAACTCGGATGCGTCTTTCGTAAAGATTTACAATCACGCTTCTCCCACAGTAGGTACCACAGATCCTAACTTTGTGTTCATGTGCCCTGCCTCGGTAACTCGCCAGTACACCATGGCTGGCGGTACCGCGTTAAGTGCTGGGTTGTCTTACGCATGTACCACGGCTGGTGGTACGGCTGGTACAGCAAGTCCCGGCAGCGCAGTTCTTATTCGTATTCTTGCCACATAGAGGTTGGTAATGTCTGACAAACTAAAGTCCCGTAAGTTCTGGTTTGCCCTTCTTGGTGCGATCCTCCCACTCGTCGCTCAAGTGTTGACTGAAGAAGTCGCGCTGGCAGAAGCACTACAACTCTCTGTCGGTATCCTTGGCGCATACATTTTTGGGCAGGCTTATGTTGACGGAAACGCAGTCGCTGGTAGTTCTGATGATTCTGGGGATTATAGCGCTGCTTCTGCTGACGTAGAGGAAGCTCCGGCTGAAGAAGCCGCTGAAGGATAAGATTATGGATACGCTCGCGAGTCTTATCTCGATGGGCGTAGCCCTGTTTGTCGGGTTGCTGGTTGGTTTTTTTCGAGGGAAGAAGCCGCCAGTGCCCGCACCAGACACTAAAGTGATCGAAGCGAAAGTTGAAGCTGTGATCGAAGCGCATGACGATGCGCAGGAAAAGATTGCAGAGGCCGCTGAAAGCCCAACGCCTGCCACCGACTTGGCCGCGTTAGGCAACAAGAGGAAGAGGTGATGCTTGCGCCGCTACTTCTTTTCACGGCCACCTTCGCTACCTCGTCTGCGGAAGAAGGCTCGCTCGAAAAACCCGAAGCGCCTCCCGCCATCTCGGGTGAGTGTGCCGAGGTCTACGGTCTTGATGTTGGGCGCAGCCTCCCTGCTGGGCTACTCGATGACGAGGGCAAAGCCACTTGCGCTGCGCTTATCGTCCCGGTCAGCCAGTACCAGGACCTACTTCAGATCGAAGCTTGGGGAGATTACGTCGCAAATCGCTACCGTTTAGACACGGAAATGCTGACACTGCAGCGTGATTGGTATAAAGAAACGGTAGCCGAAAAGACACCGCTATTCCAGAGGCCGGGCGTTTTGATCGGCGTTGGTACCGTTGCTGGTGTTGCCGCTGTTGCGACATCGGCTTGGGCACTTTCAACCATCTCCCCATAGGTGTGCTACGATGAACGTAGATGTGATTCACAAGGTAGTATCTACCGTTATGGCAGGGTCTCTCGTGGGATTGATTAAGTTCTACGTCGATGTCAACACGCAGCTTGCGGTTTTGAACCAGCAAGTTCAGCAGGCTAATGAGACGGCAGACGAAATCCTTGAGATCCTCGACGCTATTGCACCCAGAACCACCCAGTAGGAGCACGTTATGTGGCTAACATTAGTTTTTATCGCGACAGTTTCGGCGGGTGATTCAGAGCAGGTGCAGTGTGCTGAAGACCTAAACGAGCGCATGGCTCTGGTGTTGGAGCGTCTTCAAGAGGTACAGGCTCAACAAGAGATTACGGCATCGGAGCCGACTTCGAACACCACAACTTCTACTCCTGCGCAAGATGAAAGCTCCTCATCTACGCAACCGGCTCCGGTGCCACCTCTTCTCGATACGTCCGACGAGGATGCAGTTGCGGAGTCTCCTGTTTAGGCTGACTTCAATGCGTTTTCAAGAGCCGCTTTTGTAGCAGGCCCAGCGATACCGTCAGCACCGAGGCCCTTCGACATCTGGAAAGCACGTACTGCGTTACGTGTATTGCGACCGTCGACACCATCAATCGCGCCGGGACTGAAACCCAAGTCGGTCAAAGCCTGTTGGACATCGCGGAGTGATTTGATTTCAGTCGTTGTCGCTCGATGCGAATCAATCGCACGAACCATCGCTTCTATTGTAGCGCCAGGACAAGCAGGCTTCCCAAACTTGAAGTGACCTGTCACCTCGAACGCTCGCCCCCAAAGCTTCTGGCAAGCGATAGCCACAGCCGCAACCGAACGAAGCTGTTCAGCCGTCGGCTCATGACCCTTTGGGTTGCTCTCGCTGTAGAAGTTTCCCGATACCAGGCAGGAGAGGTGCGTCTTATTCGCGTTCCCATGACTCCATGTCGCCACATCTATACTGTGAAATAAACAAACTTCCCCGTCTATTGCTATCCCTATCGTGTAGCAAATACCTGGGCAACCAGAATCACTAATATGATTTGGTTTTACGTGGTATGCCGCGACCTTCTTAAACCGTTCAGGGTCGCCTGCTTTGCTTGCGCTGTGATGAAAGGCGATGCCCTTTAGCGTTGCGCCATTGCGGTTACTGAACGTCTTGGTCTCATGCGTAGGCATCTTTCCTCGATAGTCGAGGACTGTGAGACCTTGGTTCTTCAAGGCGCTAATCAGAGATTCTGTTGTTGGAAGAGGCATGGTTTATCCTATTGCTCCAGTCATTAACATATGAAGCAGCCACCCCACGATGCAAACAATCGTGAGATCTACCCAGACAGGACTTACGGGCTCCACAACTTCACAGCAGGGGGACCTTTCCAATCTGGCGAGAAGATCACAATAGCGCTCCCTTTCGGGGCTGCTGCTCGGGGTTTACCCTCGCGATCAAGAAACTTAATACGACCTGTTACGAGACGGACTTCTTCTGCTTTCCATACCCAGTCAGCCCACCAACGTGTGTCAGTGCAGGCGAAGACTAAACAGACAACAGTTAGACCGTTTCTACTTTCATTATACGCACGTTCGAGCCAAGAACCTACCCCCCTACCATAAGGGGGATTCATCCAGACAGACCCATGACTTAAGTAGTCGGTCCATGGTTTTGGTCCGAGTGCGTTTGTCTCTTCGGTAAAGAACAAATCACATAGCGCGTTCTCGTCGCTTGCCGCAGCATCGAGTGCGAAGTGAAACTCCTCATCCAGTGCATCGAATACGTTTCTCGGTGTACGCCAGCTATGATCTTTGCTGGAGTGAATGACATCCCAGCTATTTGGCATCGATAATATCCGACCCATGAAAAGCTTTGATCGCTTCAGCTTCTTTCAAGTAGCCCGCATTAACTAAAGTATACAAGATGTTAGATGCGAAGAACACATCCTCCAGACTTTGTAAGTTTACGCCTTTGCCGTTGCTGTAGAAGAAGGCGAACTTTAAACTTTCTTTTTCGTTTAATTCTTCTAACGTAAAAGATTCATAATCTTCCGCGAGCTTATCAACAATCCACTGTGAAGGTACGACTACGGTTAACGCTGACTTCGGTGTGATGTGAGTTACAGAACAGTATTTCTGCATTACTTCCGCCTATTCTTGCGCGTTTCAATGCGTGCGCTTTCGCCAAGATCGACCAAGATAGAGAGCCAACTCTCGTAAGTTTCAGGCTCACCTTGTCGGTTCGTAGGTTTCTTCGAGAATGCTTCAGCTAATCCACGAACAAGTCGTAGTGTTGGATTACGTAAGCCAGACTCAACACGAGACACTTCAGGTTGAGTCAAGTTAGCGCGGTGCGCGAGTTCTGCGATTGTCCAATGCCGAAGTCTTCTGTGATGTGAAATAAATCGGGTAAATCCATTGCCCATTAGAGCCTCCATGCGTACCTTACCGCGATGCTATAGTTTCGTCAACCGCAGACTTGACGAGGCGGTAGGGTAAGATTAGTATTATTTTGTGACCGGAGATGACTGATGTGGAACCAACCTCATTTTATTTACCATGTAGACAATCCCAAGAACTTTGCTCTTGAAGAAGTTGAAGCCTTTGTACCGGGCACACTTGTTTATGGGCGACCCTGCTTCAAGAGTCGTCGCGTTCGCTACGAGAAGTGTTTTATAGAAAGTGACGGGCAGCGTACACGTCACGTTGAAATCTACGCGCCGATTCATTGCGCGTGGCTTGTTGAAGAGTTGCTTGAGCGTTGGTCCCAGACGTTAAATACAGGTGCTTCGATTACAAGATTCACTACGCATAACTGCGATCATATTTCTGCTTGGTCTGATGACCACAAAGATGCGTTTGAATCCTATGGTCGCTTGTTGATTCAACACTACATAGACCAAGGAAACCTGCGTTCTCATGTGGCTAACTTGGTTACACCCTATCAAGCAGTCGGTGTTTCCTGGGCAATAACTCGTCCGTGGTCTTTGAGTGTTTGGGCTTGCGGTTCAGGCAAGACTCTTGGTGCCATACTTTCATCGTTTACACGCCCCGGCCCCACACTTGTTTTGTGTCCTGCCAAAGCTCGTCACGTATGGTGGTCGCAAGTGCAGGAGTATACTCACGTTGAACCTTATCGCGTGCGTCCTGCGGGAGAGCGGAAAGCTACGGATGAAGCTCTTAAAGATTATTTAGAGCGTGTTGGATCAGATGCTTTCGTTATTGTGGGGGCCGAAGCGATTCATGAATACATGCATGACTGCTACCTTGTAAGACCGACGACATTGATTCTCGATGAAATCCATACGCATGGTTCAAGCAAGCGTTGGCAGGCTGTACATAAAGAAGATGGTGAAGTCGACTTTGAGTTTAAGAAAACCAAGAATGATAAGACGACGCGCGCCGCATGCGTCATGCAGATCTGCCGTATGCCTACGATCAAGTTTCGTGTGGGTCTCACAGCTACACCATTAGACGATGGGCGTCCTCGTCGTTTATGGAGTCAACTTGATCTACTTACCTCGGGCGGATTCTCTCACAGCTACCGACGCTTTGCGTACCGTTATTGTGATGCGCAGCCCGGTAAGTTTGGTGGCGTTGATGATCGCGGAAGTTCTAACCTTGAAGAGCTTCGAGACCGCTGCGCATTCTTGATGCATGAAGTCTCCTATGGAGAAAGTCATTCAGCGTTGCCGTCTACTCGGGTTCAAGTTGTGTATCTCGACCGCAGTGAACTGAATGGTGCGGGTAGATTTAGCGATGACCAAACTTTTAACCAAGCATTTAAGACACTAAAGAAAGCAGGCTACGCCGCCCGCACTCAAATGATGGAGACGCGGCTTGCAGAAGCTTGTTCGCGGAAGCGGAAGTTTGTTGTTGATGAAGTGAAGCAAGGTGTCCGTGGTGGTGGCAAGGTTGTAGTGTTTACAGCGCGAAGAACTGAAACCGAAGTATGGGGTCAGCAGATTCGAAAAGCCCTACACGAAGGCGATGAGCGCCTGCAAGATGTTGATGTTTGGGTAGCACATGGCGGCGTGTCTGAAACAGAACGTGACCG